ATGCAGCATCTGATCTTGTTGTTAATACACAAGGTGCAGCTTTTTCATTAGTTTTTTCTGGAGATGCTACAACAGGATGGACTTACACGGAGAAATAATATGTCAAATTACGAAGCAACAAAATACAATTTTTCAGGAGCAGACCTTACTGGTATCGAAGGAATTCCTACAGCTACTATTGTGCCGTGGTCTTCTGCGTCAGTGCCAACAGGTTTTCTAGAATGTAATGGTCAAGCAGTTTCAAGATCAACTTACTCGGCATTATTTGCAATTGTATCTACAACTTATGGTGCAGGTAATGGTTCATCAACTTTTAATGTACCGGACTTGCAAGATAACGTTGCAATGGGTAAATCTGGAACTAAAGCTTTAGCGTCAACTGGTGGAGCAAATACTGTAGCAAACACAGGTAACGTTGGAACTAACATTAACGTTGCAGGTAACGTAGGTGGTAACACTGCTAACGCTACTTTATCAACAGCACAACTTGCTTCTCACTCACACACTCAGAAAAACTCTGGTAACCAAGGTAACCCTACTAATGCTGATGCCTTTCAAAGACAACAGTATGGTCAAACTTCTGCTACTAACAGTCAATTTACAACAGCCGATAATGGTTCAGGTACTGGTCATTCTCACACTATGAGTGCAACTTTTTCTGGTACTGGTAACGCTTCAAGTACCTTTACTGGAGCATCAAATTCAGTTTTACAACCTTATTTAACAATCATTTACATAATTAAAACCTAGGAGAAAAAATGGCAACTAACGCAAATTGGACAGTAGTAATGGATGACAAAATGATTATCAAACAAAGTGAAGGAATTGGTTACACTATTGATGATGATTCTTTTTGGAATGATTCTAAATTTTCAAATATATGGGCAATTCAACATGGCACTTCTAATACTTCTGATGAAGTAGAATACAGAGATGATACTCCTCATTCATCATTTGCAGATGCAAATATTGGAGACATTAGTCAATTTACTGACAAATGGGACACAGCTCATGCTGCTGCTCAAGCTGCCGCCTCAGAAGAATAATTACTTTATTGGGGAATCAAATCCCCCTTTATGTTCAACATTAAATACTAAACTGTATCTAACACCATCTTCTTTAGCTTTTTCAAAACCATGTGATATCAAAGGCGGAAATATATAATAGTCCCCTGGTTTAGGAGATATTTTTATATTTAATTCTGGTACTATTAAATCACATCCTTCTGTTAAATATAATATGCCATGATAACAAGGATGTGTATGATAATTTAAACTATCTCCTTTTTTAATTTCATTACCCCACGCTTCATAAATTGTTTCTTTTGTTAATATAGGTTTAAATAACTCTGGATGTGTAAGATAATATTTTTTTATTAAGAAATTTATAAAGTTAACAAAGTTAGGATCTTTTGTAAAAAACTTCCAATCAGTCATTCCTCCTTTTATATTAGTGTGATTTTGTAAGTTTGGATCTAAATTGTTTTTAATTTTAATTAAAAAATTATTTAAAATATCAGGGAAAGCATAATTACCAAAAATTATATTAACAGATCTAAGATATGATACATTTAGACTATTTTTATTTTCATCTGTGGGTAAATCTTCGATAGAAGATATCATCTTAAAAGCATCCAAGAAGTTAAAATATATTTTTCACCAGATAAAGGTGGATTACCTCTATGCAAATATGGAAACGCGGCAGGCCATATAACTATTCTACCGGTTTTAGGTTTTACTCTTTTTGAAAAATGTAAAAATTCTGTTTCTCCACCTTCTTCTACATCGTTTAAATATACAGAAAAAACAAAAGCACGAGGTTCCATGTCAAATCCTTTTCCATGTTCTAGGTGCCAAACATGATAACCTTCAGTAGGCAATGTTTTTTGAATTTTTAAAGTTGTGTAATTAAAAGGAACTGCATCATAAGCTTCATTAGCTCCTACAGTGGTAGTATAATGTTTCCAAGCTAAATCAAAATTAACAATTAATGTTTTTAAAGACTCATGCCAAACTTCTAGGTTAGCTCCATTACAAAAAAGATGTTTATCTTGCATATATTTAAGATCTACTTTTTGAAATTGTAGTCTAGTAAAAGTTTGTTGTAACTTTTCTTGATTATTAAATATATCAATAGCTTTTTTACATTCTTCTTCGCTAATATATCCATCATATATACCTATAAAATTATTTATATCTGCTGTTTTTTCCATTATAATCTCTCTTTCATATTTCAAATAAGTAATATATAACCATTTATATGCTACAAAAATTAAATTTCAAGCCTGGTTTTAATAAACAAGACACAGAATCTGGTGCCGAAGGACAATGGACAGATGGAGATTTTGTTAGATTTAGATATGGATTACCTGAAAAGATAGGTGGTTGGTCTCAACTTACAGCAGCATCTAAGACTTTACCAGGAGCAGGTAGAAAACAAGTTGCCTTTACTTCTTTTGCAGGAGAAAAATATGCTGCTATTGGTACATCACAAGGTTTGTTTTTATATTATGGTAATAATTTTTTTGATATCACGCCATTAGATACAGCTATTACAGGATGTACTTTAACAACAGTTAATGGATCAAATGTTTTACAAGTTAATAAAGGATCACATGGTTTAGCTGTAGGAAGATATGTCACTCTATCTTCTGTAACTGTTACAGGTGCGTCAGATTTTACAGCTGCAGAATTAGAAGTAGTTTATGAAATTTTAACAGTTGCAAATGTAGATAAGTTTACTGTGCAAGCTGTAAGGGCTGAAGGAGGATCTGGCATGACTGCAGCAGGTGCAGCGACTGTTAATCCTTATGTTGAAGTTGGACCAACAACTCAAACAAGTGGTTATGGTTGGGGAACTTACTTATGGGGAGATTCTACTTGGGGCACCGAAAGGACTATTAGTGACGTGACTCTAAATGCAGGAAACTGGAGCCTAGATAATTTTGGTGAAGTTCTTGTTGCAACAATTTTTAATGGTAAAACTTTTACATGGAATGCTGGAGCATCGGGAGCTAGAGGTATAAGAGCTTCACAATCTACAAGCAATTTTCAAACAACAAATAATCCCACAGCTAGTAGAATAACTATTGTATCAGATAGAGATAGACATTTGTTTCATCTTGGGACAGAAACAACTATAGGTAATGTGGCAACGCAAGATCCTATGTTTGTAAGATTTTCTAATCAAGAAGACTTAAATACATATGCACCAACAGCAACTAACACAGCGGGTACTTTTAGATTAGATACTGGTAATGAAATTAGATCAGCTATACAAGGTAAAGATTATATTTTTGTAGCGACTGATCTTGCAGCTTATGTAATTCAATTTGTTGGCCCACCTTTTACTTTTTCTGTTAGACAAGTTGGTACTAACTGTGGATGTATTGGACAACATGCTATGTCTTATGCAAATGGTGCCGTGTGGTGGATGTCAGCTGAAGGTGGTTTTTTTGTTTATGATGGTACAGTTAAATCATTACCATCACTTGTAGAAGACTTTGTATTTAGTACAGATGGAGATAATCTAGGTATTAACTTAAACTCAAGAGATGTTATTTATTCTTCATCTAACTCTTTATACACAGAAATAAATTGGTTTTATCCAAAAGATGGATCAGATCAAATTGATAGATGTGTGACTTATAATTATTCAGAAAATGTTTGGACAACTTCATCATTAAATAGAACTACATATCAAGATCAAGGGGTGTTTAATGCTCCTTATGCAACTGATTATGTAGATACAGGTACACCTGTATTTCCAGATATATTAGGTATTACAAATAAATTTGGAGCTAGTATCTACTATGCTCATGAAGTAGGAACTGATCAAGTCAATAGCTCAGGCACAACTTCTATAGATGCTTTTATTAGATCTGGAGACTGGGATATTACTTCACGTAAGAGCGCCTTGGGTCAGGCAACAGGGGTTGCTGATTACAGAGGTGATGGAGAATTTTTTATGTCAGTTAAACGATTTATACCTGATTTTAAATACCAAACAGGTAATGCTCAAGTAACTTTATTTGTAAGCAGTTATCCAGATGATGTAGCTGTTAGCTCACCACTTGGACCCTTTACAATAACATCTTCCACTGATAAGGTAGATACAAGAGCTAGAGGCAGATTAGTTTCTGTACAGATAGCCAACACAGCAGTAGGTGAGTCATGGAGATATGGCACACTTAGATTAGATGCACAACCAGATGGACAAAGATAATGTCAATAGATAAAAGTTTAAATTTTAAAAGACGTGTTGGACTTAAAGGAGGAGCTGATGCTTCACAATTTGATGTTAAAAGATCAGAACAAAAAACTCCTAACGTTAGTGCTGGTGGAGCAAGTTTCAATGATCTTGGTCGGGAACCTAGTGGACAACGTTATCAAGAATCTAGACAAGAATTTGTAGATAACTTAAATAAAAATAATGCTTCTAGATTTGAACCTTCTTTTACCCGAAGAACATATAAACCAGTAACTTTAGATACAGTTGGCTCTAGAAATCAACTTCCAAACATTGGTGGTGGTATAGCTAGACTTATTAAGTTTGCTTTAGGTATTCCAAACATGGGTGGTCTTACTTCTTTAGGTAATAAACTTGGAGACTTTAGAGAAAAATATACAGGTTATAGAACTCAAGAAGAATATGATAATGCTAGACAACAAAGAATTAACCTTGGTAGAATTAACACGATACAAAATACATTAAATAGAAAATATTCTGATGGAGATTACAGCAATACTGATTTAGATGAAAGACTTGCTGCTTTAAGATCACAAATGGGAATTGTTCCCAATACTTCAGAGCAGAATGCACAACAGTTTCTTGATTTTGGTAATGAGCTTGCAGAAAATACTCAACAAACAATATTTCCAGCTCCTATTCAAAATGTTAATGCAAGAACTTACCCGACAAGAAATTTCGCTACCTTAGGACCGTTAGAAACAAATACACCTTTTAGACCTGATACAGGAATAAACACTTTAAGGTTTCCTGAATTTAATCCCACAGATACTCAGGTAACTCCACAACTAGAATATTCTTTTGCTTCTACAGATTTACCAAACAATAATTTATTGGCTAAAGTTTCTGCTCAAGATTTAGCTAGATACTCTCAACAAAAAGATCTTATTAATCAACAACCTTATGAAGATGCTATGGGAACAACACTTATGGGATCAGAAATGTCACCTTATGAATATGAACAATTGCAAAAAGGAAATATAACACTACCTGGAACTTACATAGGATAATGGCAAAGATAACTAACTATATACCTGAACCAAAAGAAGATTATGATGTAGATAATCAAAGACAGATTATGGAGTCTTTGAATACAATGAAACAACAACTTAATTTTTCTTTTCAACAAGATTTAAAAAACGAACTAGATACTTTTAATTATTTTTTATCATGAGCATACAATATAAAAATGCATCTAAGATATTAGATGGGACAGCTATGACAACTGTTTTAACTATATCAACATCAGCTGTTGCTATTATAAAATCTGTATATGTATCTAATAACAGCACAGGAGCTGTGTTAGTTAATTGTGATTTAAGGGATTCATCTGCTAGTACAGATGTAGAATTTTTTAGAAAGGATATACCTGCTACAAGTACAGTCAATGCCACAGAACAGGGGTTGAATTTAGAAGCAGGGGATGCTATAAAGGCTCAAGCGGAAACAGCTAACAAACTTGAAGTAGTAGTTAGTTATGCGCTTATAAACAGAGAGAATGAAAACGGATAACATACATAAGATCGATTGTACAACTGTAACAGTTTATAGAAATACAAAGACAGGTGAAACTTCTGAAAAAAAAATAGAAGGCCTTGATATTGTAACTGATGTAACTGTACATATTTCACCAAAAGGTTTAGATGTATTTCAGAAAGTAATGAATAATAATGATAAAAATAATAAATAATGTTTTAACTAAAGAAGATTGTTTTTCTTTGTACACAGGTTTAGTTAGATCTAATATTTGGAATTTAGATAAACATAGTTCAGGTTCACAAGCAGGTTCTTTCCCTGGAGCTACTTTTATAGACAATGGAAAAATTGTTTTAAATGATCAATATTGGATTGGTTATTTTAATTGTTTATTTGATAGAATAAACTCTCAGTTGCAGCAACAACATAATTTTTCAATGAAAAGAAGCATAGAAAGAATATCTTTAAACGCTCAAAACAATAATCATTACACAGAGTTTCATCCAGACACTGAAAAAAATACTTATAGTATTGTAGGATTTCTTACACCACAATGGGCTGAAGATTGGGGTGGAGAATTAAATATAGAAGGAGAGATAATTAAATATAATCCTGGTGATTTTATATTATTTGACTCTACTCAATTACATAAATCACAACAAATAAAAAAAATACCATATTGGAGGACATCAGTAAGTTATGTTATTAAGAAATAGTAGCCCTAAGGGTGGAACAGAATTACAATTTAACTATTTAGAAGAATACGTTGATAAAAAATTATTAGATCAAGTACAGATTACAACTTCTGTGCCAGAAAAAATTCCATTACATCCAACTAAAGTAAATATACTTTGGCAAAAAAATTCTTATGATCAACCTAACTTAGTTCCTTGGTTTGAAGACAAAACCAATCATAACAAATATGATTGGTATGTATTTAACTCTCATTGGACTTATGAAAAATTTAGAGTTATGTTTGGTTTACCTTTAGACAGATGTCTAGTAATTAAAAATGGTGTAGATAAAATTCAAAAAGCAAAACCTTATGAACAAGGTCAGCCTATTAGAATAATTCATCAAAACACCCCTTGGAGAGGATTATCTGTTTTATTAGGTGCAATGCAATTAGTTAAGAATCCATTAATTACTTTAGATGTTTATTCATCGACAGAAGTATATGGAAAACAATTCTTTGATCAAAACGATCATAACTACACAGAATTATATGAGCAGGCAAGACAGCTGCCTAATGTAAACTACATAGGATATAAACCAAATAGTTTTATAAAAAGTAATATGCATAAATATAATATGTATGCGTATCCAAGTATCTTTGAAGAAACATCTTGTATATCTTTATTAGAATGTATGTCCGGTGGTTTATATTGTATTACAACAAACTTCGGTGCTTTGTTTGAAACAGGGGCGGAGTTTCCAATGTATATTCCATTTGATAATAACTATAAAAGACTGTCAATGAAATTCGCTTCTGCAATAGATGCTTCAGCAAATATATTACATGATAAACAAATACATAAACACTTAGAAACTCAGTCTGATTACGTCAATGCTTATTACAATTGGCATAAGATAGGTACGTCTTGGACAAGATTCTTAACAGGAGCAATTAATGTCAAATCCAAATGAACCTATATGGTTTAATGAAAATAAAAAAACAGAAGCTAATAATGACACTTATCAAACTATTAAAACTAACAAGGTTGAAGGCGATACTAACGTCATTGAATTAAATGTAGGTGGTGCAGATGGTAGATCACCATATAGAATTATGGTGTGTACACCTTGTCATAGTGATGTAACTATGCATTACTGTCAGGCTGTTTTAAAGTTTCAAATGGAGTGCTTACAAAGAAACATATTAGTTAGTTTTACTTTGTTAAAATCTTCTTTGGTTACACAAGGTAGAAACTTATGTGTATCAGAAATGTTAAACCACAAAGATAAATACACGCACTTATTATTTATAGACTCAGACATTGACTTTAAATTTTCTACTATTGAAAAAATGTTAAAAGCTGATTTAGATGTTATTGCATGTCCTTATCCAATGAAGATGATGGATTGGAAAAAAATATGGAGAAGAGTTAATACTAAAGAAGATGCTATTACCTCTGCAGAAGATATGTCAAGAGCAGGTTTTACTTATCCAATTAAGGTAGAAGATGCAGCCAACATTATGGCTGATAAAGGTATTATAGAAGTAACTCATGCTCCTACAGGATGCATGTTAATTAAAAGAAAAGTGTTAGAAGACATGATTACCAAACACCCTGAATTAAAAATATACCAACCTACCTATATTAATGGTAAAGAAGAAAATAAAACTAACTTCTTTAATTTGTTTGATACATGGCATGATATTAAAACTAAAAGATATTTTGGAGAAGACTTTGGTTTTTGTCAGAAATGGAGAGACATGGGTGGTAAAGTTCATATATATGTAATGGATACTATTACACATGTTGGAGAGTTTTTATATCATGGTAGATTTTTTGATGATTTATATCAAGGTACACGACCTGCAAAAGTCGCCAAACCACTTGACGAAGATACAAAAATCAAATAAAGTGTAGTATTTTCAGGATATCTATGCCTGCTCAACAGTATAAATATATTTAAATTATGGCAATATCAAG